TAAGTTACTTCTCCATTGAACTCTCCAGCATATTCCAAAGTGGTCAGCATAAATGAACCAGTATATGTTCCAAAATCTGGAACTAAAAACTGATAATTAGTTAATGAAGAATTATCAAACTTACCCTCTAATGTTGCTTCTGATGCAGAATCAGTAAAAACTCCACTCCCAGAAACAGTCATTGAGTTTACACCACCTTGAGCCAACAGAGCCCTTGCTCTGCTAGAATCTTTATTTGTGATGTCAACCATTTCGTCATTCATTGATATAGATGTTGACCTCATACCAGCAATCGTTGTAAAAACTTCTGGTGATGCCGCGTTACCCATCTTCATCAATAATGCACTACCTTTTTGAGCCGCCATATTATCTCCTTTCTAGCTATCAAAAATTAAAACACGAAATCTCATAACTCCATGCCTTGTTAGTCCATCATCATCTAATAATATCGTAAAGAACTCATTACGACTATTAACAAATGATGCTCCACCTACACTTATAGCAACATTATGCAATAATGTATAGATTCGTTCAGCAATTTCCTTTGTTTGCTTACCTCCTCTATATCTACTCCAAATGTGGATAGTTTGTGTAAATTCTTGTGCGTCCTTATCTTTTGTACCAGCATCAATGGTAGTTTCTTCTCCTATAACAACATAAGGATATGCAGAGTTTTGAGGAACTTCATCATAGATTCTATTGTTACCAACAAGTCCATCAAGAGTTGAATCTCCACTTAATAAGGAATAAATTGCTGTTTGTAGTGCTGTTGAATGTAAACTCATTTTGGTTTACCTTTTAAATTTTTATACATTCTTCTAATTTTAGGTTTGTTTTCTTCTAATGCTGGAAACATAAAAGGTCTAGCCTTCATGTTTTGTGTGCCAAATTCTAAATGAATTGAATAATCTGCTTTTGATTCAACCTCTACTGCTAAATTTCTTTTATCTAAATTAACTGAAATATTACTAGCTAAAAATCCTGTATCGCTTGAAGGTGGTTGACCTTCTGCACTTGCAGTATGAGTTCGTCTTGGATTATATTTTTCATAAGTTCTTCCACCACCACCACCAGAAAGAATAGACTGAACTGCTGTATTTCTAACCATATTGCCAGAAGTACCTAATAAATTGAGTATTTGTTTTTCATAACTCTTTGCAACCTTTTTAAATCCATTTGGATTCTTTGATATTACTTTTGCTTTTACTCCCATTATGTGGCTACTCCTTTTTCTGCAATCACTACTTGATATTTATCAACATCATATTTTTTTACAATAGATAATATTCTAAAATCGGTGCTATCATAATTCAATCTATCATCGGTTGTTAAATTAGAGTTATATCGTAATGTAAATTTAAATCGTTGCCTTGATTCTATTTGTTGTCCTTCTACCTTTTCATTACCTACTACTGGCTCTACCATGCCCCATACAGTAACTGTTGTGGAATAAGAAGTAGCATTACCTCCCATATTATCAGTTGTCCTTCCTATGGTCTGGATATTAATTCTGTGTCGCATTTTACCTAAAGGCATTAATACCCTCCAGAGTTCGCAAATGGGTCGTTAGAAAAACTTAATATTCTGTAAGGTTGATATAATTGTTTGGCAATAATAGGAACACTTGCAAGATTTGGTTCTGCATCTCCTCTATGCTCATATAAATAACTAATGTGTTCTTTCATTCCTACAACTAATGGACTAGGAATATCTGTGCTTGAACCATATCCAGCTACATAAGTAATTTCCACTGCATTTGCCACTCGTAAACTTGTCGGCCATGTTGAACCATCTCTGAGAACTACTCGTGCTGGTTGTCGTGCTTTATCTACATAATAATTAGAACTTGCATAGGTTGATTCTGTATCATCATCTGTAAAGGTTTTTACATGGGTTACAGAAGCAAGTGGACTTCTAGGTATAGCAATATACCTTTTATAAAAATTCATGAATGGTGCTTGATATAAACCCTCTTTAATAGGTACATCTGCCTCAACAAAACCATCAAGTGATAATCTCCATGTTTGAGTAATTAATGCTCTACCGGTATATTCCTCACAAAATTGTCTAGCGGTTTTTATAAGTTCTGTAATTAAAGTATCATCATCACTTATATCAATTCGTAAAAAAGTTTTTGCAACAGAAAGTGCGATTGGTTCTGATGTTGGTGCTGTTATAAGTTCTAGTCCAGCCATAATTACCTCTTATATGATGCTACATCTTTATCAGATGGTAAACTATCCATTGTTGCAACTGTTTTAACACTTCCATCACTATTAAGTTCAGTTACAAATAATTCTTTTAGTTTTGCTAATGAACTACAACCAGCGATTGAGGATATAATAGAATCTGATTTTGTCCTTACACTTGCTCTGAAAGTTGTAACTGCACTTGGTATAGATTTGCTCGAATCTTCTGATTTACGAACAATTAACCAATCTGTTGGTTGTAATAAAGCACTTGCTTGTTGTTGTATTTGTTCTGTATAAATTGTTTTTAAACCTTTAGTAGCTACATCTCCTACATCTTCATCATCTGGTATAGCACCATCTTTTTTGTCTTGTTCTGTCCATAAGGTATCTGCTATTGATTTATTTTTTAAAGTAATGGTTTCTGTAACTGTACCTTTATCATCATCAACTGTATAACTTACAGCACCACCAGTTTCAAATCTTGTATCTGGTTGTGTTCCTTCTATAACTTGATAAACTCCTATTTCTTTTAGTGCAGTTTTTGTCCAATGTGTAAATATAGTGGAGGGATAGCCTAGATTATTTACAACTATTTTTTGAGGACTTGATACTACTTGAATGACTTGACTTGCTTTTACTATTGCCCACATTTTATGTTCTCCTTATTTTGTATATCATATTTATCATAATTTATCTAGCTGTAACTGGATTAGTTCCATCGCCTACAAATGGGTGTTCAGCAAATGCCCAATACACATAAGTATAACTACTACTGTTTACCCAATTTTCTGTGCTTCTTAATTTAAAACCATTGGAAAGTAAATCCAAAGTATGTGTTCCGCCCTCTGCATTTGTTAAATCTGGAAAAAGTGCTTTATTAGTTATTGGATTAATTGGACTACGAACATTATCCCATATTTGAAAATTAGAACCTAAATTGTATGCTTTAATCATCAAAAAAGCTGGTTTAAAACCTAAATGGATAAAACTTCCATCACTATTAGAATTGCCCACATATTGAGCAGTTTTAGAGTAACCATCAACATTAGCAAAACAATAAGCAATATATTGTGCTGTTCCACCACTAACTGATGCATTTGTATGTACATCTGCACCAACTGTAAACACACTTGATGTAGGTGCAGTATCTCCCCAAGAATCTCCCCCAGCAGTATGTGAATCATCAGAGTCAAATCTTAAATAACTATTAGCATCACCAGATAAACTTATTACATCTTTTTGCCAAATTCTCCAAGATACTCCACTTCCAGTTGCTGAATTTTCAGTAATACATTTTACCCAAATGGTATCTGGTTTTACACTTAACCCATGTCCTATTGTTTGGTCAGAACCTGTTCCATTATATTGCACTATAGAAAATTTTGATGTTGAATTAACTTGTACTGTAGAGTTTGTGCTACTTGCAGTAGTTCCTTTGTTTGCTACCCAATTCCAGCCAACAAAAGAGTCACCACTATTATTAACATTAACAGCATCTTCTACTGCAACACCACCTTTTAAAAACTTTGTTACTGAATCACTCGTTGATGCTTGTGGTGAACTGGAGTTTGTATATATTTCTTTGTTTGCCCCTCTACTTGAATCTTCTAATGTGTGAAAATAACTAGCATTATCTCTATCTTTAATCCAAGTTAAACCACTTACACCTTTATCTGTAGTAGGCATATTGTCTTGTTGTAAAGTAAGGAAACCAGTTGGTGCTGTATATGCAAAACTTCTTTGACCAAAATTAAATTCTCCTACACTTGCTGAGTCTAACCTATTAACACAAGGATAAAATTTATTAGTTCCATTTGCTCTATGACACCCACCAATAGCACCGGTACCATTAGCTGGATTTGCACTATTAAACCAAGTGCCATTTTTACCACAGTAACCTTTGCCACTATCTAAATCCATAGCAAACATTAAAACATCATTAGTAGATACTG